CGTGCGACGGCGTGTTGTTTGGGACGCTGGTGAACGCGGCAAACGTTGCCGTGACTCTGCCCGCACAGGGCACAGCGATCACTTATCGAGACCTTCTGGGCGTCGTTGCTTGGCGGATTGGGTACAGTCTCGCACCGTCGGCGGCAGAAACTTGGTTTGTGTCTAAGCAAACGAGAAGCTAGATGCTGATGATCGCTGAAGTCCCATCAGCCACCGAGACCGTGGCGGTCACGTTGTCCTTGACAGCGTTAGTGACTGTGGGAACCATGTTGTTCAAGGCCGGCGAGTGGCGAGGAGAGCACAAGGGCTTACAGGAGAAGGTGGAAGGACTAGCTGCGCAGATTGACAAAAGATTTGCAGAGTTACGAGATGACATGAGGGACAGGAGACTCGCAGAGCAGGTATACCGCCATGAACAGGAGAGACGATGAAGCTGATTAGACTAAAGCTGCCACCTCGCGCGCTCACTGTGTGGGGCTTGGTGGTGGTTGTGTTTGGGACGGTGACCGATCCAGCCCTGGTGCCTTTGCTGACAGAGTTCTTGGGATCTCGTGCAATGCAAATCATCACGGTGATGGGTGGCTTAATGGCTGCTCTGGGTCGAGCTCTGATCCCGCCAGCCGGCGCAGCCGGCGCTGCCGGCGCTGACTCGCCAGCTTACACGGTGGAAGATGGGACCGGGAAGCCGCGATGAGCATTGCACTGCTTGCGGTGGAATTGCCTGGACCGCGACTGCAGTGGGCAGATCCGAGCGAGCGGCTGACGCCCGAGGTGCTCGCCCTTGCCGATACGCCACACGGGCCGATCAAGCGCGCGTGGCGCGAACAGGACTGGGCGCGGTTGCTGCCCGTCGTTCGCGCGTGGGCGTATCTCGGCATTCCGTTTGGCCTGCGCCTGTCGATGGATGAGCAGGACGACATCGCCGCGCGCACGGTCGTGAAAGCGTGGACGGCGAACGAGGTGCCTGACGATCCGAAGCCGTGGACCCAACGCGTGGCGCGCAATCTGGCGCTCGACATCCGCAAGTCTGTGCGCGAGGGGCGCGATCACGTGCCGCTGCGCACAGGCGACGACCCTGCGTTCGTCAGCACGGCGCGCGCGGATGAGGTGCTCGACGAGATGGAGCGACGGCAGCGGGTGGGGCGGCTGCGCAACGCGTTGCGCCGGTTGCCCGCCGACATGCGGCGCGTGGTCGTGCTGCACTTTATGCATAGCACGCCGCATGACGAAATCGCGCGGATGGTCGGGATTACCGTCGGGGCGTGCAAGATGCGCGCCCATCGCGGACTCAAGCTGTTGAAGGTGCTGTACACCGACGAGCCGCTGCCGTCGCTGCACGATGGGGTGCCGATGAAATCACGTGGCCGCCCGAAAGTGCGCGGGTATCGGCAACTCATGCGCGAGTTCGAGGACGACCGGCACGGCCACACGGGGCATGTGCTGCCGGTGCTTCGTGCTGTCGGCGGGTGGGATATTCGGCGAGTCCGACAGGCGGCGCGGTAAGGATGGTCTCCATTACGATTGTGCAGGTGCCTTCCCGCGCTGGGGGCATGAAAAAAATCCAGCGCACGTTGACCACTCTTCTCACGGAGCTACATCGTATGAGCGCAGAATTGGACGCCGTCAACACCAAGTTGACTGAGTTGGAAGCGGGGATTGTCGCGGCACAAGCGGCCACCGATATCAAGCAAGAGGCGATTGCGGCTGCGATCGCGACGTTGCAGGACATGATCGGCAATCAGGGGGCCACGCCGGATCAGTTGAACGCATTGACGGCGCGGTTGACAACGGCGCTCGACGCGACGACGGCGTTGACGACCGACATCACTGACACACCGGAAGGCTGAGCGCCATGGCATCCCGCATCCGTTCACGCGCGATGGTCCTGGCCGCGGCACTGGGCACCGCTGGCGTGTGGGCGGGTGCGTCTCTGCTCCGCCCCGCCGTCTTCCCGTCGCCGGTGGTGAGCGTGAGCACGCTTACCACGCGTGCCCCGGACTCCGTAGCGGTTGTGATCCGATGGACGCGCAAGTGTGTATCCACGGGCGGCCGGACGGTGTGTCCGACGTCAGCAGACGTGCTGGCGCAGACGCAAAGCCCGTCCGGTGTCTCGGTCCTTCAGCGTCGCACGCGCAGCACCGTCAGTGACACCGTGCGCTTCCTCCGGCCGCTCTGCCCCGATACGATGACGTTTCTCGGCTCTGTCGCCACGCTTGACACCTCTGGGGTGATTCAGCAATCGAATCGTGCCACGGCGCGCATGGCCTTCCGATGCCGCGTCCAGAGCGCTCCGGACGTGCCCGACGAGAGGGCCTTTCTCGACAGCTTCCCCCCAGCGAATCGACACATCACGCTCGGCTCCGCATGGGGACAGAAGATCCCCGCACCAGAGCGGGCCGACGCGCTCACCCTGCAGTTGCGCGGGGCAAGATCCCGCGCCGAAAGCACCGCAGTCCGCGACTGGTGGTCGGCGGTGACGCCTATGCCGGATTCTGTGTACAGTGCGTTTCGCGGGGACACGCTCACCTTCCGCCTCGGGTTTACCTATCCCACGTGCTGGATAGGCATTAATCGCTATACCGGCGTGGCGGTGCTGCTGGGCGGCGACGTGCTGGCGTGTGAAGTGGCGCGACTCGCCTTCGCAGGAGTGCGATGATATTTTCACAATGCGCGTGCGCGCTCGGTTGGTCTTCCCTGATGGTTTCTTTCCCTCTGCTCCCTGACTCTCATGCCCCTCATGACCCTCCCGCTCGCCTCGCACATCGCCGCTCGTAACGCGGCGTTCCTCGCGGCCCACGGCGCTCCGGCCGCCGACCACTATCTCAACAGCGTACTGATGGAGCGATCAACCGCGTATGCGGCACACGTCGCGTCCATGAACATCACGCCCGATGTCGTGCAGTGGGCGCTCGCAATGGCGCGCAAGCACGGCGCATACGTGAAAGTCTGGCACTACGTGGCGGACTGGATCACGGCGCTGTTGATCCTTCGCTACGGCGAAGAGCCGGACGCCACCAAGACTGATGACCCGAACTTCCACGGCTGGCCGACGACGTTCACCGACGACGACACGACACGCGCCGGCGAACTCTTAAACGGCACGGGCTACCCGTCGTTTCTCTCGCTGCTCGCAAAGGAGGCATAACCCATGTCGCAAATGACCAACGTCGCGGAAAACGACTTCATCGACACGTATATCCGCAATCAGGCGAGCATTAAGCCGACCTCGTGGAACATCCGCCTGTACACGGCCGCCCCGGGCGAAACGGGTGGCGGCACCGTCGCCAACTACACCAACTATGCCGACGTGAGCGTCGTCGCGTCGCTCGCCAACTTCGCGGGCACGCAAGCGGCGGGGAGCACGGTCGCTTCGAGCGGCTCGGGTGGCGTCACGAGCAACAACGGCGTGTTGACCTTCGGCACGACGGCGGGCTCCGGGCCGCAGACGTTGGTCGCGTTCGCGTGGTGTGCGACGACGACCCCGTGGTTCTACGGTGACCTCACACCCACCCGCACGCTCAATAACGGCGACGTGGCCCCGGCGGGCGCTGCTGCCGCGTTCACGCTCACTGCCTCTTAAGAGGATCACGCTATGGCCGTCAGTAAATGGATCGCGGGTGCGTTGACTACGGTGCTCGACACGGGCCTCAACTCGCTCGCGAACGACGCGGGCGTGGTGAGTGCCGCGTTGCCGAACACGAACCTTGACACGTACGCCGATTTCGAGCTGGTCTGCACGCACGGCACCGCGCCGGTGGCGGATCGCACGTGGGATCTGTACGCGGTGCGTCAGGTGGACGCGACCAACTATGAAGGCGCGACGGCGGCGCGGCCCCCGGCCAACGGGTTCCTCGGCAGCTTCGTGCTGAACAACGTCAACACCGCGCAGCGCATGGTCCTGCCGGGGATGATGCTGCCGCCGTACGCGTACCAGCTCTTGCTCGTGAACAAGTCGGGACAAGCGGCCGCCGCGACGGGCAACACGCTCAAGCAGAACACCTTCAACATGCAGGTGATCTAACCATGCTCTACGTCATCGTGGACACGCTCACGCGGAAGCCGCAGCGCGTGGGCGTGAAACCGTTGTTCGCCGTTGAAAACGAAACGCTGCTCACGTTCCCAGAACTGCTCGCGGAGCCGTCATCGCGGGAGTTTGCGTGGGACACGGCGACGGATGCCTATGTGACGGAGCCGTCGTTCGCGCCGAGGCGGATCAGCCGCACGAAGATCAGCAAGCGCGAGTTTCGCAACCGCCTCGGACGTCCGGTGCGTCTCGCCATTCTCTCGATCCGGGAGAGCACGTCGGCGGAGCTGTCGATGCCACGTCGGGTGCTCACCGACATGAAAGAAACGCTCGACGCGGAGAGCGTGGTCGATCTCGCGGACGCGGACACCATCGCGGGCGTGAACGAGTTGTTGGCGCTGGGGCTCATTGTCGCGGACGACGTGACGCGCCTCCTCGCGCCGTCTACGGTCGCTGCGGAATAACGCGCCGTGTCGATTGAGCCACCGGATCGCGTGGCGCTTTGGACGCCGGACGCTGAGCGTGCGCGTCGGCTGCAGGCGTGGTATGACGCGAGCACGATCCGCACGATCAGCGATCCCTCGGGGTTTGCTCCGCAGACGTCGCAGTGGGCGGACCGGAGTGCGTTGGGGCGTGCGGCGACTGCGGTGACGTCGGGCTCTGCGCCGACGCACAGCGTGACGCGCATAGCCGGGCGTCCGGTCGTGCGATTCCCAGACACGTCCGAACGGCTGATTCAGTCGGCGGGCGGGGCTGGACCCTACAACATCACCACGGACAAAGGGTGGGTTGTCGCGTGCGTGTTTCGCGCGCGCACGTATTCGAACGGCGCTGCGAACGACGGGGCGGGAACATACATCTTTGACCGCAACGTCGGAGTAGGAAACGACAACCCGATCGCGTCACTCAAAGCCATCGGAGACGAATGGCGGGTGCAATACCGCAACGACTCGGGCTCGGGCTTAACGTCGCTGTTCGTCGCCCCGATCGTCCTCGGGCGCCCCGAGCTCGTGTCCTTTTCCTATCTTGATGCACGGGCGTCAACCGCGCTGCAAACATTCTCCCGTGGTGCGCTCGCGGCGACAGGTGCCACGATCGGAGCAATAACACTGTCCCCGATCCGCTTCGGCTACGGAGGGGGCAACACCTCGGCGTCCGACTTCGACATTGCCGAATACGTCGTGTTCAACGACGGCGGCGACACGCGATTGCGACAGCGCATTGAAGGGTATCTCGCGCAGAAGTGGGAGATCCCGCTCGCGCCCGGGCATCCGTACGCGAGTCGCGCGCTTGTGCTGCCGAGTGTCATGGTCCTGGAGGTGTCCAATTCCGTGGCGGGTGATGTGGTCACGGGTGTCACGAGTGCGGGTGCGATCAGCGTCTCGAAACCGCTGGCGGGAACCCTCGCCGTTGCGGTGACGAGTGCCGGTGCCGTCGACGTGACGAAGCCCGTCGCTGGTGCGTCGGCGATCGCGGTGACGAGTGCGGGTGCGGTGAGCGTAGAGAAGCCGGTCGCCGGTGCGTCGGCGGTGGCGATCACCAGCGCAGGCGCGGTCACCGTCGACAAGCCGCTCGCGGGTGGCGCAAGCGTCGCGCTCACCACAGCCGGCGCGCTGACGTTGTCCGGGCTGAATGCAGCCACCGCGATCGCGGTGACGAGTGCCGGTGTAGTCGGCGTGACGAAGCCCGTCGCGGGCGCCATGGCGGTGGCGGTCACGAGCACGGCGGACCTGAGGGTGGCGAAGCCGGTCACGGGCGCGGTCGCACTGTCCGTGGCCACGGCGGGTGCCGTCGACGTCGCGAAGCCGGTCGCGGGCAACGCGGCGCTAGCGCTGGCGTCGTCGGGTGCGGTCGGTGTGACGAAGCCCGTCGCGGGAGGCGTGTCGCTGGCCGTGACCAGCACAGGCGCGGTCACCATCGGCGCGCTGGCCTCGATAGAAATCTCGGCGAGTCCCACAGTGTTTTCGATCGGACAGGCTGGGTACGGAGGTAATACTATAGCCACGATAACGCTGGTACGGGGTGGAGGATATAACAACGACGTGACGCTGGCCATCACGGGACTGCCAAGTGGCGTGTCCTGGGGTGAGTCAGTAACTCCGTTCGATGGTGTGTTTTCTGGCGTCGAGTCGGTGATGAACATAGCGTTCTCTCCAGACTGGGGAGCTCTACCCGTAACAGACCGTCCATTCACCATCACAGCCACTGGCCCTAGTGTTGCTCCAGCAGTGATCCTTGGACGTATGTCCATTCTGGACATGCAGTTCTCCGCCATAGTGTCTGTGGACAACGCAGTGGCCTCTGTAGCCCGTGGCGGTTTTGTTGACTTCAGCTTTACTAGAGAGACCTTTAACGGTTACCTTGGCCTGACGACAATCACTGCTGGTGCATTACCTCCTGGTGTCACTGCAAGCTATCCCAACGGGCAATATTTCTCTGGTTTCCCGAGCATCCCAGTCGTGGTTGTCCGCTTGACTGCGGACGCTAGTGCATCGTCTACGCTGGCTTGGCCTGTTGTGGTAACAGTCGAGCTTCAGAGCCTGGCAAACCAGTTGATTCCGCTTGTACTGACTGTTACCACGCCTCAAATTGACATCGCTGCTGTGGAGAGTCCATACCGGGTCCATCGGGATGACTCGGTAGATGTGCAAGTGACGTTGATCAGGACACAGCTCACTGGCCCAGTGACACTAGTGGCGTCGGGACTACCTGCTGGCGTGGTCGTGTCGTACCTGGAGTCTGCTACATATACAGGCAACGTCGTCAGCATCCTCGCTCGATTCTCCATTGGTCCAGCGGTTGTCCTGGGAAAGCATGTTGTCACCATCACAGCGCAATCGGGGTCGATTACGTCAGTTGTGACACCAACGATAGAAGTCCTGGAAGCTTTGCCTATTCGAGAGCCGGGAACCCGTGTTCGTTCGCGCTGGTGGTATTTCATGCTTGGTCGGTATCGTAGACGCTAGCATCAGCATCTTCCACCGTGAAACATCCGGTACTACTGCCCACCCCATCTTCCACCGTGAAACATTGTGACTGCCCCGAACATTGTGACTGCCCCGAACACTGCAGACGAACCAAAACGAGCGTCGCTGTGGGAAACCTTAGCTGCGACTGTAGAGCAGAGTGTCTACCTGCCCGATAAGTTTGCTGACTATGTGAAGATTTCCCCCCAGCACGTACCGCTCTTTCTGTTGCGCGTTCAGGGATATACAATGCGAGAGATCGGCACGCTTACTGGCTTTTCTCGATTCACAGTCTCGTCAATCTTCCGGTGCGCTGCGGGACAGAGACTGTTGTCTGAACTGTTCATGGAGCTTGGCCGAGCAGAGTTTGGTGTCGTAGATTCTCTGAAGGCAGCGTCGCCGGAAGCAATTGAGACCTTGCTAGATGTGATGCGAGGGGAAAAGGATGACTTGCGGCTCAAGTCTGCCATGGCTATCTTAGATCGTGCAGGTTACGGCGCGGTTCAGAAAGCAGAGACAACCCTGCGCATTGAGATCCCTTCAGAGAAAGCTGAGCTGCTGAACGCCGCAATCAACGAGGCATTTGACCTCGGTGAGGGAGATTTCGAGATCGTGGTAACCGAGGCCCTGGACGTCGATGAACCAGTCTGAGCTGGCTGAGGACATCAATGGGATGAGCAGCAGTGCTCGAGAGCGCCTACGCTCCCTGGCGGAGCGAGATAACTATGTGTTCTGCAAGGGCATCCTGGGCATGGCAGAGATGAACCAGCAGTTGCATAAGCCTTTATGTGATGCGCTCAATCGGGAGGAACGGCTACGGTCTATGTGGCTGATCTCACGAGGCCACCTTAAGAGTTCGGTTATCACGGTCGGCAATAACATGAGACATGCTCTAAGCAACTCAGAGCATCGGATCATGATAGGTAATGAGGTGCATGACAACTCTCTCGCGTTCGTTGGCCAGATCAAAGGGTTGTTGGAGACCAATGAGCTGATTAGGGCGCTGTGGCCTGAGCGGCTTCCGACGAGAACTACCGGCCCTGGGATCTCCTGGAGTGCCACAGGACTGACACTGGTCCGCAAGGGTAGCTATAAGGAGCCTACGTTCTTCCCCATTGGCGTTGGGGGAGCTGCTACGTCGAAGCACTTCACTCGAATTACCCTGGACGACTTGATTGGCTTAGAGGCTCGTAGGTCTCGGACCACGATGAAGAACACGATCGTATGGAACAATAACGTAGAGGCGCTGGTTGTCAACGCTCGTGATACCATCATCGAATGGGTAGGAACCCGATGGATGATTGACGACCTGTATGGTGATGTTATTGATACGTACGGCGACGATCTGGGAATGTTCCATCGGACCTGCTATAATCCCGATGGGACCTTGACGTTTCCTGAGCTGATGTCTCACGAGTTTCTAGAGCGCATGAAGCGGAAGGACTATTCTCAATTCTCCGCGCAGTACCTGAACGACCCTGAGGCTGGCGAGAACAGGGACTTTGACTTTGCACGGCTAGGGACATTCCATCGGGACCACCGTGGCATAGTGTTTTGGGAGGATCGGGGTGAGATGAAGATGTTGGACCCGATGCGGCAGATGGATCGAGTGATGTCTGTTGACCCTAACGGCGGAAAGAAGGCGGCTAAAGATGAGGCGGCGATCTCTGTCCTGGGGCAAGGGCCTGCACCTGACGCGTTTGTCTTTTCTTTGGACAGCTATGGCGGTCGTCCTAATCCTTCTGAGCTCTTGGATCAAGTTATCGCGACGTACCAGAAGTGGCGGCCAAGAGTCATCGCCGTCGAAGAAGCTGGACAACAGACAACCTTATTCCACCTTCAGGAACGTTTCAGAGCGTCTGGATTCCCCGACATTATCGTTGCCAGTAAGCCAGCGAACCAGGATAAGGAGGAGCGGATCAGGGCCTATGTTCAACCTGTCATAAACGACTTCCGCTTGAAAGTGCCAACGAATCAGGTAGAGCTACGCACTCTGATTGAGAAGTTTCCAGTGCTGAGCAACGTAGACCGGCTGGATGCGTTAGCCTATGCAGTACCATTGCTTCGCACACCAGCCTCACAGCAAGAAGAGTATGAGTATCGGAAGTCCGTGCGTAACGTTCTCAAGCGGCGCAGCCGCATCACAGGATATTAGCCATGATACCTGAAGGACAGTACAGTCAGGAGCGCCTAGATAAGCTGTCCCGCATGCTTGTGGTGCAACTGCGCAACGCCCAGAGTGCTCGAGCACCCCTGGAACAGAAGTGGCTCCAATACGAGAGAGCATATCGTCAGGAGCCTGAGTTTGCTAAGAAAGACTTTCCTTATGAGAACTGCTCAAACCTCGTGGTCCCACTGATCCCAACAGACACCGACAAGGTGTATTCATGGATCATGGCTATGCTGTTCGGACAGAGCAACCTATGGTCAGTCAAGGCTTGGCGCAGTGACTGGATCGAGTTCGCTGCGAAAGCAGAGGAGTTCATGGAGTGGGCTCAGACTAATGAGCTGAATATCTACAATGAGATCTCAGACTGGGTGAAGCAGTTGTGCTTGCTCGGGACGTCGGTTCTCAAGACGAGATACCACCGTGAGGTGCAGAAAGTCTATGAGTTCCGTGAGGAACAGATGCAAGACGACACACACGGTGGAACGTTCGAGAGGAATACGACGATCATTATGTATGACAGTCCTAAGGTAGAACACGTTAATATCTGGGACTTCTACATTGACCCTAGCGCAGTCAGCATAGAGACTGCGGAATGGTGTGCGCATCACGTCCCGATCACCTGGCAAGTGTACAAGCAGAGAGTTCGGGACGGTGTGTACGCGGAGAATGCGCGGGTCAGCGAGGGCTGGGCAACGAGCCGAGGCCACATGATCAAGCAATTTCAACAGGAGACTGTAGGCTACGAGCCATTTCAGGGAGTGCACCTGGAGAACTACGAGTTCTGGGTGAAGTATGACATCGATGGAGACGGGGTAGATGAGGCGTTGGTTGTCACAATCCACGTGCCGTCAGGCGTCGTGTTGCGTGTGGACTTCAACCCGTTCTTTAACCAACTGCCGCCGTTCGACATCTGTCGCTTTGTCCGTGTGCCTAAGATGCTCTATGGTGTGGGCGTTGGCGAAATGCTATACTACGGCCAGGCCGAAGTTACCACGATGCATAACCAGCGCATCGACGCAATCACCGTGCGTAACATGCCTGTATTCTGGGCATTGAAAGGTGGTAGCGTGAAGCAAGACACACCAATCTTTCCTGGTGTGAAGTTGATGGTTGACTCCCCGAACCAGATTGGGGCGATCCCATTGGCTGCTGGTCCGTTTGTCTCCACTGCAAATGACGAGCAGATGGTCATGCAGATCATGCGTGAGCGGGTAGGTGTGAATGACTTCGTGATGGGTGGGGATGGCCCCGACGTATCCTATGCCTCCGCTACCACGGCGCTGAACCAGGTCAAGGAAGGGAAGAAACGGTTCGATCAGACCAATCGAGAGATTCGTCACGCGCTGAGCAGCGTAGGGACCAAGGTGTTAGAACTCTATCAACAGTTTAACCAACGAGGGAAAGCCTATGTAGCCTTGGGTGGCACAGATGGGGCAATCATGCAGAAGGTACTTAATTTCCCCTTGAACATTATCAGAGCTGGAATTATCGTTGACGTAGCTGCGACGAGTGCTGCCCTTAATAAAGAAGTCGAGGTGCGGACAAACACTCTCCTTATGCAAATGCTCTCGCAGCATGGTCAACAACAGCTGAACCTGATGATGCAGTTGGTCAACCCGCAGATCCCTGAGCCTGTGAAACAGTTAATCCTGACTCAGTTGCGGGCGGGCTCGATCATGATGAAGCGAGTGCTCGAATCTTACGACGTGCAAGATGCGGGCGACTTAATTACGGATTTCGCTGGAGCAAACGGTGGGGCTTCTGGACAACAATCTAACGGACCCGCAGCAGGCGGCGTTCAGGGAGATGCAGGATTCGGAGGGATGGGTGCTGGTCCACAGGGTTTTGCTGGACAGGCACCGGACGCATCAGCAGGCTCTCAGGGACAATTCGGTCCACAGTGAGATGCTAGTGTCTCAGGGCGCACTTCGCGAGGTTGAGTTACTACTCAACAATTTCAAGTTCACATCAGACAGGACTAGGTAACTCATGTCATCCCCCGTGCAGCCAGTTCCGGGACTAGGGTTCTCGTATGATCTCTCAGACGTTCCGCCAGTGTCAGCGCCAGCGCCATCAGCGCCCACACCTGTCGCTGCTCCTCCAGCTTCTATGGCTGTACCACCCGCACCCGCACCCGCACCTGCGCCGCCGTCAATTGCAGGAGGCGTTCTTGGTGGATCAAGCATCCCAATCGAGCTTCAAGGCAAGACCGTTGACGAAGCCATGGCAATTTACCGGGCTATGCGGCAGGATCATCTGGCGAGGTTTCAATCCCCACCGGCGCCGCAACGCGACATCCCAGCGGCCCAGCCAAGGCCTACTACAGCGGCAGCACCTGACCCAAGCTCTTTCTGGCTAGACCCAGAGAGCCGCATTGCGAGCATCGTCGACGCGAGGCTCAATGCTGCACTTGCTCCGGTAACGCAGCAGAGTATGCACACGGCAGCACAGTCAGCACGCAACGCGGTGGCAGCTAGATTTGGAGAGAGCTATGCAGGGCTGGAAGGGAAGGTGCTAGAGAAGTTGCAGAACCTTGATCCGGGATTGTTGGCTGATCCAAACGCATGGGCTAATGCATACTACCTCGCCTATGGTGAGCAAGCAGCGGTGCAACAGGCAATGAACCAGCCTCCGCCTACGGCACCTGTAGTCAACGGAGCTTCGAACCCAGCTACAGCATTTCGACCCGCCGCTGCCTCGATGTTCACAGAGCCGGCTCGGGGAGGTACGGCAGCAATGGTTGGAAGCCTCTCTCCAGCTGAAATGGTGGTGGCGCAGAAGATGGGCATGAGTACTGATAGCTACTTGACATGGAAAGGAGGCAAGCGTGGTTAGTCCCACTGGCCCAGTTCCAATTCCCCCCGCTGTGGGGACTCACCAGAGGGAGTATGATGATATGGCCTCTGTGCTTGGTCTTGATCCAGGCACCACTGACCCGAACAAGGAGTATCGGTGGGTCAATCGGAGTGCGGTCAAGGTTGCTAGGGCGAAGATCAAAGGCTACTCGATGGTTCGCAGGGGTGACGTAACCCCTCTGGTTGACGTGGATATCGGTCCGGACAACTCTCTTCTGGCAGGTGATCTAGTCTTAATGTCCACAGACAAAGCTGTGTACAAGCGCCGTAAGCAGAAGGAACAAGATCTGACGTTGAGCCGCACGCAGAGGGCAGGCGAGGAATCCCTGGAGAAAGGAAAGCGACTTGGGATCAAAACGTTCCGAGATGACTCGGACACAGACTAGGGTAAAGAAAGATGAGCTTTCGACTTGGTGAGGTGAGGAAGGTACTTCCTCGCATCCGTCAGCGTGCTCTTGCAAACGCGAACCCAATGACCATTGGGGCTCTCCTGCTTGTGAATGGCGCTGGCTTGTACGATGAGTGTGGTGCAGATCCGTCGGCGATTGCGGCCATTACCCTGAGCCCAGCTGGCCCAGGATCTGGCCCCGAATTCCCTCTGGGCTCGAAAGAGTTCCCACCTGGCTTTATGCAGGGTGTGGTGCTCGACTCGTTCATCGACTACATCGCATTGTATGTGGGGACCCTGGGCACTGTAGGAACGAACTACGGTGTGACCAAGGGCACTGACGGTGTATGGCGCGTTGACTTTGGTAAGACCGGTGGTACTGCCCGGGTTCGACTCATAGAGGTGCTCGACTCAGCCCCACTGTCAGACCCTCGCGTAGGCGTGCGGTTCCTGGCTGCAAACATTCAGCAAGCCTAAGGAGACAAACAATGCCAGTGGTACGCGGTACTTATTCGGAGCTCTTAGCTCCTGGTTTGATCATGAAGTCCTTTGATCGCCTGCGAGAACGTCCTGAAATCTTCTCAAGGTTCCTGCGAGTCCTTGATTCAAAGAAAGCGTATGAGGAAGATTTCGCACATTCAGGGCTTGGCCCGCTGACGGAAAAGCCAGAGCTTGAGTTGGCCATCTTCGACCAGCCAAACCGGCTTGGCCTGAAGCGGTACATTCACAAGAGCTTTGGCCTGGCTATCGCTTTCTCTGAGGAAGCACGTGATGACGACCAGTATGGGTTCATCATGCAGATGGCTGGGATGCTGGGCCGCTCGAGCCGGTGGACAACGGAACTCTGGGGTCATGATCCATTGAACCTCGGCTTTGCCACCACGCGCTACACGACTCGGGATGGTAAGGCGTTGTTTGCTGCGGATCACCCCATTAACGGCGTAGACACCAGCATTGGTGTGTCCTCCAACATGCCTGCAATCCCAACGGATTTGTCGGTGTCCGCGCTGGAGGAAGCTATCCAGAACTTTGGACAGATGGTGGACGAGCGCGGCATGCCGGTGGAAGCGATGGCTCGGAAGCTCATCGTGCATCCACAGAATGAGATGACAGCCCGTCGTATTCTTGAGACTACGAACATGCCGGGTACGCAGTTGAACGACATCAACCCCATTGTTGCGTCTGGCCTGGAGTTGATCGTCTCGCCGTATCTTACAGATACGGATGCATGGTTCCTGCTTGGGGACAGCCAGGATGTTGAGATTCGCTGGTACTGGCGCAAGCAGCCCGACACGAAAACTTGGGATGAGGAAGGCACGGATGCTGTCATCCATCGGATCAAGCAGCGTCACAGTGTTGGCGTGAGCGACTGGCGTCATACGTTCGCTTCACAGGGGGCGTAACATGCCCAGCAAGGTATTGGGTCGAGTGGGCAGTGGCACAGTTGCAGCCAGCCCATTTACCATTGGGACCGTGGTAAATACAGGACGTGCTGAGGTTCGGTTTGCACCAGTGCAGATCGCACACCAGTCCTGGATTAACCCGCTGGCAATCGTCACCAATGCGGTTGTAACGGCAAAGACCGGAACAGCATTGCCCGCGGCTGCGGGAACGGTAACGTTTCTTCCAGACGGGGCACAGGCGGCTGGGTTTATTTTCCCACGAAACGCGGTGGTGACTGTTACGCACGGGTCGTCCGTGGTCGCCGCTAGCGGTGTGATTGCAGGGTTGGATGAGTATGGTACTGCAATTACCGAGGCTTGGAGTGTTACCGCGACTGGTACCTCCAAGGTCTATACAGGGGTGAAAGCCTTTGCTCGCGTAACGAGCATCACTTACGTGACTGATGCGGATGCCTCAGCGAACACGATAATCCTTGGGACTGGCAAGACGCTAGGTCTCAACTTTGCGTGCAGCTGTGCCAGTCCAGTGAAAGAAGTGGCTGGTGGGACGGTGGTTACAACGGGCGTGCTTGTGGCGGCGTCTACAGCTGCTACCGCCGACTCGCGTGGTACCTATACACCAGCGGCAACGCTGGATGGTGACATTGATTTTGAGATCTGGACTCTTTGCAACGGCGTCAGCGCGTAACCTGACACCATCTTCCACCGTGTAACAAGGTATATTATGGCCACCAAGGCAAGCGTAAAGATAGGACCAGGTGCAGGCCCTCTTATTGTGCTGAAGCAACCAGAGCTCTCATGGCGCTTTGAATGCAAGAATCACACACAGGGGGAACTTTACGCCTGCCTTGGTGGAGTAGGGCCTAGGTCAGTAAGGCCAGAAGGCGCAATACTGATGCATCACGGGGACATGCTCCCAAAGGACACACAAACATTTCAGCTGTTTGCGATGGGCGTGTTGGATAGCTTCATCGCTCAGCTCATAGGAGAGAAGGAGGATGCCGTTTCAGGGGTTTAATCCTAGCAGCGCCATTGCTATTGCTTCATCCAGCCAGTCCGGGCCAATAGCTACGGGCTGGCTTTCGTTTTTGCAACTCAGAACTGAACTGAGTTATAGGCTAGGAGGACGCGCAGATCTTGATGCAGCGCGACTTGGCCACTGGGTGAACGAAGCATATGTTGACATGACCAACGCGTTTGATCTCGCAGTCCTGCGCACGACACTAACTCACACGCTTACCGCGGGCGTGGTTCTATACAGCCTTCCAGCTAACGTGCGAATGGCTGTTCTTATGTCGTACCAAGATCCGCTGGACCAGCTGATCGGTTGCAAGGTTGACAAGATTGAGGAGGATGAGTATCGACGACTGCCTATCGAGGCTTTCCGTGGTCCTCCAGAAGTTTGGTCTCCATTTCATCCTAACCTTTTGGTTGTGTATCCATCGCCAGACGAGGCGTATCCTGTCGCCTTGGATGTCAAGCTACGTCCTAGTCGGCTAGTAGCAGATGTAGACTTCCCCGTGTTGACTGAGGAGTACATCGAGGGACTCCTGTTGCTTGCAAGGGCGAAAGCATTTAGTGCTTTGTTGGAGTTCTCACTCGCTGGCCAGTCGACGAACGAGTACGTTGCATTCATGCGCTCACGGCGGAATGAAGTTGCTGAGCAAGACGAGGGAAAGATAGGGCGCATTATTCCTGTGCGTTCGCAATCAGAGCTACTGACTAGCGTGAGGAGAATCAACTATGGCGTTTAGCCAAGCAACAATCAACAGCACTGATCCAGCAGGAGCTGAGAGCGTGTCTCTGGGTGCGTCTCGGATTCGGAATCTATCGGCGGCGATCAAGGAGCGCCTTGCATCTGCCTTCGTTGCTCCCGATACCGACCCGATGGTGTTGAAAGCAAGCTCTATGCCTACCAACATCGTGAACCTCACGACGACTGGGCAAGTACAGGCTGCAGACTTATACGCGACAGATGATCTGGTCGTCGGAGATGACGTTAGCATTGTTGGGGACGTGACTGTTGGTGGGACCCTGGCGGTGGTCGGGGCCATCAGTGGTCCAATAAGTCTAGTAGCAGCGACAGGCACCTTGCCCAACGCCTCGTTCCCAGCCACGCTACCTGTGGCGAGTGGGCTTAATCTCACAGCCTTAAACGCTACCAATCTGGCGTCTGGGACTCTGGATAACAACCGGCTCAATGTTGCGTTGGGCTCCAGGACGTTCTCTTCCCTCGAAGCAACGAGCATAGCAATCGTAGCAAACAACCCGTTGAATATGAGCACAGGAGGCACAGGATCAGGGCCATTCGTACAGTTAGGCACGAGATACGTCAGCGCTACTCCGGGCTCTGGTACTCCAAAGTATATCCGCATTAACCTTGATGGTGTTGATTACAAGATCGAAGCGCTGCCAGGATCGTAAGGTGACGACTAACAGATCGCAGAGTGACGTGGTTCAAGCAGTTTGGTCCTTGCGAGGCCAAAGTCTCAGCGGCGTGTCGTTAACTCGAGAGCAGGGGGCAGAGATGGCGCCCGTGCTCATCCCATTTCCTTCATTCAACGGGGGGCTCAACTACACTGACGCGAAACAGGACACAGATCCTCAATTCACTCAGGATGCCGTGAACGTTGAGATCTCAGACATAGGCGGGCTGAAGCGTTCTGCTGGCCATTTTCTGCTTGAGACATTCACGGGGGGCAGGTCTGGTAAGGCTATGTTGGTGCATCCCTCACTTGACTTCACAGCCGAATTGATCCTGATCGACGGGGCATTTATGGGTGTGAAAGGCACGGGAGCCACGACATGGACCAACCAGAGCTTGCCCGTCGCGCCTTCTTGGGTTGGCATCGCAAATGGTGAAGATCTCCTGATCACCAACGGAGTCAACGGGATCTACAAGAAAGCATATGGGGTCGCCAGCACCAGCTTGATTGTTGATAGCCCAGCGGGCGTGACGCTTGCCAATTTTGCTGGACGAGTCTGGGTTGGAGGACCAACCACGGGCGCTGTCTACCAAGCCATGGGAGTCTACTGGTCTGGAGCAAGTGGTCTGTCCACAGACTGGCTTGGGCTCGGCAGTGGAGCAGAGCTGTTGATCAGCAACAACGTGGTAGATGATCGAGTCGTTGCCATGCGTCCGATCTCGTTTGATTTGATGGTTATCTTATGCCAGCGCACTGTATGGGTGGCAACTCGCACCGGCGACCCTTACCGGCCTGCTGAGTTCCAGATGCGGGCACAAGGCGTGGGATGCGTAACAGAGTCAACTGCACAGGTTACACCAGCGGGGGTAATCTTCCTGTCCTCCGATGGTGTGAAGGTGTTTGATGGGAATCAGGTGTCGCCTGTCAGTCTTCAGATTGACGAAGTTCTACTGCCTCTGATGAGCGAATCAATCGCAGCATACAGTTCTGCGTATCAAGCGTCCAGAGGTAGGTACTGGCTGTTTACTCCCACTGAGACGTTCTCGTTTGACGTACAGACTGCCAGATGGTTGCGCTACTCATTCGTTGCTAACAAGGCAGTGACGTTCTCTGAACAGTTCAGTGGGCTGAGTTGGGACGAAGCCTCGGACACATGGATAGCAATCTTAGGCACGTGGGATGACATTGCTCCAGGGGCAGGCAGTGAATCCTTGATCCTGCTAGATGCTACAAAGCTACATTCGCAGAGTGAGACGTCTAATCAGTACATGAATGGCATAACGATCGTTGCTGAATACGAGTTGCTGCAGAAAGACTCAGGCCCAGTGTCCTCACTGTTTACAACGGATCGTTTGTTTCTGAGGAAGATCGGGTCCGACCCTAGCTTTGAAATACACCTACCAGACAATCAGGGTGTGTTCGCACTGCACACAACAAAAGTCTTGCCACATAGTTCTGGCCAAGATGCACTTGAGTTGGGGATGTATTACACGGGCAAAGGAGCAGGGGCTCTACTCAAGTGGACTGAGCCTGGCCTAGAGGTTAGTCACTTTGCATTGCGCGGCGTGGTGCGCTCGAAACGGATCGGTGTCTTGTGACATCTGTACCCAGGTTTAACTTCCGCGCAGAGCTAAGCGAGAGCTTCCTGCGTAACTTACTCGACCAGTTGAATCGCATGATAGGACAGCTAGAAGAAATCACAGGGCTTGCTAGTAAGACTCTTGTAGCCAATGAAGTCCTGTTGGCTGGTGGGTCAGTGCAGTTGGTCAGGCTGGTTAATCTGTCTACGAGTTCCGTTACGGTGACACTGCCTCTGGCTGTGCTCAGCACAGATGCTCGCATTATGTTCAAGATCATTGCGAGGACTGCACCGTTTGCGCTAACTGTCCAACGGGCTGGGACAGACACGATTGACGGCGCCGTCTCCGTTGTGCGGTCTGCTCTATGGGATTCATTTACTCTCACAGCCGTGAATGGCTCGTGGTATATTCTCTAACAGGGGGGTGGTTATGGATACACCAAACTATGGTCCGCCTGGATTTACACAGGGATCACAGCGACGTGGGTATAACGGGCCTAGCGGTAACTTTGGCGGCGGGGGTGGAGGTGGAGGTGGTTGGCTGCA